CCCGTTGCTGTGGGCCTTGATGCATCCCGTTTTGATCAACATGTGTCTGAGGACGCCTTGCGGTGGGAACACTCCATCTATAGAGGCTGTTATCCACGTGAAGGTAAAAATGGGAAGCTCGGCCGACTACTGGATAGGCAAATCATTAACAAGGGACGGTGCTATGTCGACAACCATCGTGTGGAGTACGAGCATAGAGGTGGACGTATGAGCGGTGATATGAACACAGCATTGGGAAACTGCCTCATAATGACTGGTTTAGTTTGGGAACACTCAAGACAATTGGGGGTCCCTGTCAAGCTGATCAATGATGGCGATGACTGTGTTGTGTTCATGGAGCGACGTGATCTAACTCGGTACTTGGATGGTCTAGAGGAGTGGTTTCGGGCTAGGGGTTTCTCCATGAAGGTAGAGAAGCCCGCTTACGAGCTGGAAGAAATAGAGTTCTGTCAATGTCATCCGGTTTGGAATGGAGAACAGTACACGATGTGTCGGAATGTGTTTAAAGCCCTGTTTACTGACGGGGTACACATAGGACGGACATTGGAGGAAATTCAGCATATACGAGCGGCGACATCAAAATGCGGGAAAGTGTGGTCTAAGGGCCTGCCCGTGTTTCAGGACTTCTATGAGCTATTGAGTTGTGAACCTCCCCGCGGGAAAAGCAACTTTTATGGCGACTTTAAGCATAGTGGCACTATGTGGCAGGCCAAAGGCTGTGTTAGTGGCACAGACCACATCACAGATGAGGCCCGCAATAGTTTTCACAAGGCTTTTGGTATATCCGGCTCAGAGCAGGAGTTGGTTGAGGGTTTCTACAGAGGGTTACCTAAAACTATATATTCAGCGCCCCAGGATGCTCTTGTTTATGATCCTACAATACCAGCAAACATCTATCCATTGTTCGTGAGTGAGTCGTTGTGTGAAATAGTATTTAATAAGTAACATGGCCAATAAACAGAAAGGGAAGAAGGGTAAGAATGGGCAGGGACCTGTGAGGCGTCGAAGAAACCGTCGTGGTAGAGCAGGTGGGATGAATGGTGAGGGAATCCCCGCAGTCATGTCTGAGTATGATCATATGATTCGTGATCCCTGTGCAGCCCCCATGACCAAAGCCCCCTATGCAGGTGGTGTTTCTGGATATGTCGCTAGGTTTACTGCTTCTGTGATTCCACCTTTGACAGCACCATCTGGAGTAGTTGGTTCTGCCACAAAGTGTAGTTTTGCAGCATGCTTTCAGCCGTCGTCATTTCCAGGATGGCTTTTGGGTGGTACCTCAGGAGGAGTTAACACTTCTTTTACTCAGCTTAGTGTTGCGGGTACTTTTCTTTCCAACTCTGCTGTTAAGGAGTTCCGACCGTTGGCTGCTTGTTTGAAGTGGGTCCCTAATGGTGCTATACAAACACGATCCGGGTTGATATCCATGGGTTATTCCCAGGTTCTACCCAAGAGTGTGGGTGCCACGGGTACTACCGCTGATATTCAAAATTTTGCCAATAATGGTCTTGAGAGAGCTACAAATGGCAGTACGCACCACGAAGTGCGATTTCTCCCCGCTCCCAATGATGAGAACTTTAATGCTGTCACCCCTACGTTGTTCAGTAATGCAGGCACACAGTTTTGTGTTGGTTTGGATGTTGATTCAACGTACACTGCCGCCACGGTAGTACAGCCTAATGGCATTTTAGAGTTCACTGTAATAGTTGAATGGGTGCCAGAAGGTGGTCAAGGGTTGTCCGTTGCCCCTGAATGCACTTTACCCTTTACATCACAAATGTATCAGTCGACTATCCCTGATGTTGGCTCCTTCTTGCTTAATGGTGTACGCAATGCTGCAACTACGGTTGGTTATGGTCTCGCAAGAGGGGCCACACAATCGTTTTTGAATAGTGTTGCCACATTGGGTACTGTGAGGAGATACAACGCTGGGTTTGCGCTGACTACGTGATAGCCATGATTGACGGAGCCCAGTCATTAAACCGGCGAATATGTGTTGACAGTGACTTGTTGTGATGGAACATGGTAGGTGGTCGGTCGGAGGATGAAGCTCTAGCTTTAGTGACGCCCTTGAGCAAGGCTACTTGGGGTGAGTGCGTGCATGCATGCGCTTATAAAGGTTGAACCCTGTCACAACAGTGGGGTGGAGTAATCGCGGCCAAGGGAGAGTCTTTCGTGGAGA